AAGATAACGGAAACGCAAAAATATCACAGTTTGTACCTGCGCCATATGATATTGAATTTCAACTAAATGTGATGACAAAAAATACAGAAGATGGATTAAAGATAATAGAGCAAATCATGCCGTTTTTCAAACCTGATTTCACAGCGTCTGTCAAATTAATCGATGAAATGGATATGTATTTTGATGATTGTGTAGTTACTTTTGGTTCAGCCGAAGTTCCTAATTTAAACATTGTAGTTTTGGAAACAACCGACCAAGAAAAATTTAAACTTATTACTAATTTATATCAAGGATGTAGGGTAAAGGTTGTAAGCGGAACAGGAGGGGCTGTTTTCTACGCTAGTGTCAATTCTAATGATTCTAAAAGTTTTACTTTAGATAGTGATGTATCGGTGATAACCACAGGTACAGAAGTCGTTCATGTTACATTATTGAGTTTTGGCGCTCCTGTTATTGCACCTACTAGTTATACTAATAGTGCATTAGGAAGTCCTAAATTATTGTCAGATAATTGGTTAGGGTTAGTTAATTCATTCTCACCTCCTAGCGTTGACGCTCAGTTAGTTTCACTAAACTTAGTAGGAGGAAATACTAGAAATATTGGTTTACAATATAAAGGTGCAGAAACCGTTAGTGGAGGTTCTTTAGATATATCAATGAATAACGGTTCTTGGTTATTTTATGCTTTAGGAAAAGTATCTGCATTAACAAATAGTGGCAGTGATAATTCGGAAGCATGGGATGCCTCAACTGAAAATAAATTTATCTACAATAGTGGGGGGGTTGGTATTTCGAGAGTGATAACAGGGGGAATAGAATACCCACCTCTTTCAACGACAACCGATACTGTCGAAGGCACTCTTAGTAACTTACCTGCTTATGATGAAATTGCTTCTGCTGATTTTTTGACTTATACTTTTGACGAAACCAACGGTGCTTCCCTTCCTTCTTTCGGGTTAGATGTATCATATAGAAAAGCAGGTGTGTCTGCAAGCACTCCCGTTGATAATCTAACCCCACATGAGAATATATATTCTCGGATATTTACGGGTTGTCAAGTTAATACCTTAACTCTTAATTTTGAATCAGAATCAGAATTAAAAACTAGTTTAGATTTAGTTTGTAGGAGAGTTTTTGATGCACCTTCTAATTCCGTAGTTCAAAATACCGTCGCTACTGCTTATACTGCTAACGCTACATCATTAGTTCTTGCTGACGCTAGTGGCTTTGGAAGTACAGGTAGAGGTACTATTAACGGAGTTGAGTTTACATGGTCTGCAAAATCAACTAACACCTTAACAATTACAGCATTAACTTCTAGTTTTCCGGTTGGAGCAATTGTTATGCTTGAAGCAGATGATTATGTGCCGCATAATGGTAAATTAAACACAAGTGATTTACAAAACTTTAGTGCTACTGCTTCAGATAATTACCCATTTATGTTTTCTGATGGTGCGTTGAAAGTGTTTAGTGAAACATATGCTAGAGTTAAATCAGGTTCTATCACTATAAATAATAATATTACACCTGCTAGATACATCGGAAATACAAGTAGGCAAGTTATGAATGAACATATACCTGCACAAAGAACATATGAGATTTCAATGACAGCATTGATTACAGATACAACACTTTGGGATGAATTAAGAAAAGATAATGAATCAGTAGGTTTTATTGAATTGAACTTTACTAAGGAATCAGGAGAATTTATTAAATTAAAATTAACAGATTTTATAATAAACACTGTTGATATTCCTTTCCCCGAAGATAAAGGTGCAATAGAGGTTTCATTTACAGCATCAGCAAGAACATTAAACAATGCACAATATAAAGGTAAATGGGCTTTAATGCATTAATACGGAGGACTATTAAATTAGATAATAGTTCAATATCACATTCCACTAACATCGTTTGTTTGTTAGTATATAGTTAGGTGGAAAAACATGGTAGAAGAAAAGAAAGCAATAACAGATAAGAGTAGGCTATTTGCCGCAGTAAATACAGAATGCCATCACATAAGGGTAGCCCCTGATAGTGATGAATACCTCCAAGTTTGGATTAAAGAACCAACTTGGTTACAGGTAGAACAAGCGTTGTCAAGCGTGATGAACATTGATTCAACAAGTAAATCTTTTGATTTAGATTTGAATAAAATGTACAGATTTATGGTTGAAAACTTTGTTGAAAAAACAGACCCAGTTTTAACGTCTGTTGATTTACTACGATTAAGCCCTTATGTTGGCGCACAACTTAAAGAAATTCTCCCTAATCCTTTCACCGATATGATGGGGGATGATACGGGAAACGAAAACAGTACAAACGAGTCTTAAAGGGAAGCAATGTTAAAAATCCAAAAATAATTTTGGATATATTGTTTTACTCTTATTGTAAAGCGTTTAGTATTAACCCAAAGGATGCGTTAGAAACTCCCGTAGAATTAATGAAAAGAATGTTACTGATAGAATCAGTAGTAAAGGATATAGAACAAGAAGAAATACAAAAAATACAGAACAAGAAGTGATAATATGGCTAAAACCCCTGCTGATAATATTTACAATATTCAAAAGGCTATGGAAGAACTCGAAAGAACTTCCGGTAAGTTTGAAGACACTATGGATAGTCTCGCTAAGTCTCCAACATGGGGTATTATTAGCCGAATGTCTTCAGGTATTTTTCCTAATTTTTGGTCTGTACAAAACAAAATGCGAGCCATAACAGTTATTTTTCAACAATATTACAAACGACAGGAAAAAGCCGCTAAAGACCACGCGGAGGCTATGGCCGCATACGCAGATTTAGAAAAAATGGAAAGAATAATGGATAAAAGTGGAGTTAAAAAATTATTTGATGCTAAAAGTGTATATCAATCAGGTGCTAAAAAAGGTCAGTTTAATTTAACAAAAGCACAGTATGTATCGCTTAGTAAAAAGATAGCGGGATTTTCTAAAATTGAAGAAGATGTTTTAGGTGGTAAGAAACCGAAAAATATTGATGACAGAAGAGAAGTTTTGAAAGCAGTTAAAGGTTTTATCCAACCACAAATGGATGAACTAAACTTACGAAAAATACAGTCTGAAAAAGCAAGCAAGTTTAGAAAAAACTTTAGAGACCAAATGAAAATATATGGTATGGATGCAGATGATGACTCTAAAGATAAGTTTAGAAAGTTTTTATTGGAAAAGAAAATTAAAATTAGTAATTTTTTCAAAGCAATCGGGCCTTGGTTAAAGGCAACACTTCCTATAATGTTAGCATTTGGTAAGGCTCTCTTAATAGGAATGCTTGTTTTTACGGGGCTAATGTTAATATTTCGTACTGCTTTACCTATGTTTAAATATATATTTACCGAAATAGAAATAATACAAGATTGGTTTAGTTGGTTTGGTACTTGGATAGTATTTGCCTTTGAAGGTTTAGGCAAAATACTAATGGGAATGTTTACGGGAGATTTTGCTATGGTGTTAGAAGGACTGATACAATTAATGGTTAGTGCAGTTGTTGTTAGTTTAATGTTGGCAGTTACAATACTTGGAACAGCAATAGCGGCTTTAGGGTCATTAATTTTAGGTGGGATATACGATGCGGTTAGAGATATAGAGGAAAATGGTATAAAATCGTTCGAAGCGTTAAACGGTATTTTAAAAGCCATAGGACAAGTGATGTTAGTAGCAGGTTTAATTGGAGTTGCTGTTGTATGGTTTACATCAGGTGCTTGGATATTGACTCTAGGACAATGGATTGCCCTAGCAATAGGTGGTGCAATTTTATCCAATGCTAAAGAATTTGTTAATATGGGTGGAAGGGCTTTAGACGTTCTTGGTTTCCATGCAGGTGGAGTTGTTAATTCTGATATGCAATTAGTAGGAGAAAGAGGTGCTGAATTAGTATCTTTACCTAGAGGTTCAAGAGTACATTCCAATGCAGATAGTAAAAGAATGGTAGCAAGTTCGGGTGGAAATACAATTAATGTTCATGTCAATGGTAGAGTTGGTGCATCAGATGCAGAAATAAGAGATATAGCAAATAAGGTTGCTAGAGAAATCAATCTAAGAATGAGTAGAACAAGTAGTGGGGTGAATAACTTTTGAGTGCTAAAGATGCGAACAATATGGTAATGTTAGAATTGTCTAGAAGAAATGAAGTTGGTAGTGATGCTATCACTAATAGAATAGCCTTACACGTTGAAACTATTAATATTGCTACTAATAAAACTGTACCTAATATTCCAATTCCTCTTTCGGGTGCGGTTAGGGGCGAATCTTTGAATATTGCTTTTGACATGGGGCTTGCATCTAAGACAATAGATATTCAAGGAGTTTTAACTGAACAAACTATCAAGAAAACAACAGGGACAGGAAGTGTAAAAAACGTGGTTATGACTTCATTTGAAATAGCACAATTAATACATTCATATGCGGATTCTAGTGCGTTACAAGACGACCAAAATATTAGTAAAATATTATTCTTTTATCCTAGTAGAGTTAATAATGAATTTGATTATAGAACTAATGTAACAGAAAATACTCCAATAGAAGACTTGCCGATTATACCGTTTACTTTTAAAAACAGGGCTTATGATAATTCATTTGCTTTTGGTACAGGAAATACAATGGATAGTCAATCCAAAATTTTTGACGATGCTAGTAAAAGTAATAATCATACAGGAATTACAGGATTTATGCGTTCATTTACAACAAACATAGTTGCTTCCGAATTTCCTAAAGTTGGGTTTAGTTTAAATTTTGAAGAAGCAAAAGTGATAGGCGATAATTTCTTTGATTGAGGTGAAGAAAAATGGCTAACGTATATATTGGAGATTCTAAAGCATTAGTATTTCCTGTTATGTGTGATGGCTATTTAAAATTAGATGCCGATACAGTAGGCACAGCCGCTTCTAAAGGCAACTTTTGGAATCATACTGATAGTTTTACCATTGAAGCAATAATAACGCCATATGACGTTAATGGAAACGGGAGATTTCAAGAAGATGATATAAGTATTAGAGAAGATACAATAACTTCCACTAGAACTCCACCCACACCGACAGATAATTCGCCCTCCAATTTTAACTTATATCAAAGTTCTAGATACTTTGGAACAGGAGATTATACAAACCACGTTACTAATAGGCTATCTCATAAAATGATGCTGTTTTACAATAATAAGTTTAAGTTTTATTTGCAGAATACTACAACTACTAATTATAACCAACCTGCTGAATATAAATTATGTGTTGATTTTACAAACACTTCGGGTTTAACTACTACTATTTCTAGCGATAATCCTATTATTACTGCTGTTAATACTTTACACGGTTATTATGATTCTAATGGTTATTATGAAAAACATAACACTAGTTTAACTAAATTAACTTCTGTTGCTAGTATTACAGGAACACAACTTAGTTTTACTAGCGGTACATCTGCTGAAAAAACAGCAATAATGAGAAAATTAGGAACACATAGTAATGGTGGTAGTGAAATATTTAGTAGTGGTGGAGTTAGTTTAGGCAAAGTTATTAGTAAAAATGCTACTACTGCTACATTATCTCTATCTCAATCTTCCACAATTACAGGAGATGTGTATGTTTCACAACCTAGAGAAGCATTGTATTTAGAAGAAGTTTACAAGGTTTCTTGTTCGTATAGGAAAAACGGACAAATAGAATTGTATGTTAACAATCAATCTATTAAAACTCAAACTCTTTCAGTTCCTACTTTTGAGTTTGATTCAACTACTAATAATGGTGAATCTAGGATAGGTAAAGGGACTCTTACTAGTGAACAATTTATGGGAGAACTTTTTGAAATCTCAATGCACAAAGGAAAAGAACCAAGTTTGACAATCAATACTTTAACGCCTAGTTACAGTAACATTTTATTTTATTATACATTTGGTGAGTAAATGTCAGGTCGAATGTTATTTCCTTTGAATACGGGTGTAAGTGAATCTGATGTTACTGCTACTTATACTGATAGAAATGGAACTAATGCAAAGGCTAAAGCATTCAAAAATGTTTCAGTAAATCCTACATTATATACTGCCGGATTACAAGAAGAATCCGATTCCACGAATCCAGTTGCCTCAACTATATTTACTGAAATAAGAAAATCACCTAGAAAAGATGGAACAGTTCAAACAAAAATAGTTGGAACTACAAACAAAGAAACTACCCCTTCTTTCAAAGTGAAAATATATGATTCTAATTTTGATGATGAAACTGTTAGTAATGTTGCTACTAACCTTCGGGCAACTTATCATTCTAGTTTAAATTTCCCTCCTAATAGAGTAGGTTTTGATATAGAAGATTATGATTATTTTATAATTTTAAACCATGATATTGTAGATACTAAAAATGGAATGGGGGTTGATTCTGTTAACGCACATTTTGCTAAAATAACTAGAATAGTTTCCTTTGATGAGTTTGGTGATGGTGTAGAGTTCAGTCCTAAATATAATGGTGAAATACCGAAAGGAACTAAGTTTGAAATATACAAGGGTGCAGCAAAAACAGATACAGATTTAGTAGCAGTATCATACGGTCTTAGAGGAGATACTTCTGCTACAACAAATAAATATGATAAAATATGTAATGTAAATACTCCTACATTTTATTTTTATAATGATAGATTAGAAGAAAAAGACCAATTAGATTACAATGAAAAATACACTGTAACATCTAATAGAATTTGGGAAACTACTTTATCTACAATTTCTACTAGTGTAATTAATGAACATGATGTTTATGCAATTGGTGGAGGTGGGAGACAAATTCAATTTTCTACGGCTAAAAAAGCAAATTGGGATAAGTTGACAGAAGGAATGTCATTGTTTAATTCAAGCGGAACATATATTGGTAACATAGAATCTTTAGGAGATGACGGTGGAGCAATTGAAAGTAGGGTGTATAATGCTAGGTTAGACTTTGCTAGAATAGCAATATCGGCCTCAACAGATGCCGACTTAAAAATAGGACATACAATACAAAATGTAGTTTTCAAAACAGAAAAAAAATATGACAATACCATACAAAATAAGGGTCGAGGATTGATGGATGCCGTATTAGTTGATAATACATTAATAGATGATGAAGATGATAGTAGTTTCGACCCATTGTATTGGAATAAAGCGTTCCCTTTAATGAAAAGAAGTTCTACCGATGCACATTCTTTTTCGGGTAATGTTTGGACTGAAAGTGAAAATTTAAACGGTGCTATGAAATATATAACATTTGAAACTGCTTCCTTAAAGAATGATAAAATACCTACAACATTAGATACAATAGTAAATAATCCTAAAAATAAAATGAGTAAAATTGCTACTGTTACTACTTTAGATAATAGCGGTACTCAACATTTGAAAGTTACAGAAGATTCTAAAATGGTAGTTAGAAATGGTTTATTCTCGGATAGTATGAAACTTAAAAAAATTGAACACAAAGTAAGTTCTAGTTCTAATACTATTACTATAAATGGTTTAACCGGAGAATATGATTATTCTTCAATACTATCAGATAATACTATCTTAGAAATAGACGGTTATCATTATGTTGTAGAGTCGGTTGCTGCTAGAAATTATACATTAACAACTCAAACTTTTACAATAGATGCTAGAAAAACTGTAAACAGTAATGTTTTTGTTGGTGGTGCTACTGTTCATACTTTTACTAGTGCTGATTGTTACATAGTTCCTTATTCTAACAATAAACTAAATGTTGAGTTCGCAGCAGATACAACAGTAAGACACGACCAAAGCGATAGATTAACCCTAGAGGATAGAACAATAGAAGTGGAGAATACAAAACTATACAATTCTAGATTGTCAATAACTAATAGACGAGGACATGATTTAAGAGTGAATTATGGAGATAAGACACATAAATATTTGACAGTTTTAGAATCAACGAAACAGTATTATCAGAAGACACCCATTTCTAGAATGTATTATTACAATGGTAGTTTTACATTAAATGAAGAAATATTCAACGGTAATGTGGAAGATATAGAATCTAAAAATGAAAATGGGATGATGACTTATACAGTTTCGGGAAGGGATGATGTTGCTAAATTGTTGACTACTACTGTTAATAAAAATCTTAATTTTTCTTCAGATATTATCAAATCTTCATTAAATCCTAATTTAACATTAACTCAAGTTACCGGAACGATAGATGAAATTGCTACTAGTATTAATAGCAATACTACAAACACGACTGTTACCGTAAGCGGTGATAAGACTAGTTTATTTACAAAATATACTTTATTGTTTAACACAAACAAAGTTTTGATAGGAGAAGTTGATAATATAACCCATTCATCAGGAACTAGCACAATAACATTATTAGATAATTCATATATTTCTATAAGTAATGGAACAACATA